CATGTGAGCTAGGACGTTGTGTAGTTCTCTGGCCTGTTGTGGCGGTAGTACGTTGGCTTGGCGTTTAAGGTTTCTGATCTCGTTGATGACGGCCTGGCCTGGCCCATTGACCTCTAGGTTGAGGGTGGAGTTCGTATAGGCACCGGCTAGGTAGCAGATAAGCCAAGCAAACTGGTAGGTATTGAGTTCGCTGGTAGCAAACTCGGCTACCTGATCCATACCGTCTGCGTAGCATCTAAAGACTTGCAGGCAGAAGCGATCTGCCCAGTCTGAGGAGCCATAGGCCGGGTCTGCGCCTATGACGTAGTAGGCGGTGGCTACAGGTTCTTCCCAGATCTTTAGCGTACAGAGGCGCTCTGAGGACTTTAGTAACTGTGTGTCTTGGAAGTTGGCACCCATGCTAAACCGATAGGGTACAAATGCCTGCCGCTTGGCAGCCTTCATCATGTCGGTACAACGTGCGGTGGAGAAGAACGAGGTGCCTGTCATTACGAAGGCGTAGTCTTCAGTGGGCGGGAATTCCTGATACATCAGGCCATCGTCTTTAAGTCCTTCGTGCAGCTTCCAACGCCACCAGGCGATCTGCCTACTATTAACCTCGTAGTTGTAGATCTTACGGATGTCTTTCGTCCACTCTTTTTCTTCTACGGTAAGTTTTCCGTCCCAATAGACTTTGTATACGTCTGAGTTTGGGTCAGCAGAGTAGAACTGGTTTCGCCACCAGCCAACAAAGATTGCCTTCTGGGTTCTCGCCCGTTTAGCGGTAGTCCACATATCGTGGAACATATTGAAGCCACGGGCGGTACTCTCGAACATATAGTAGCGAAGGGGGTTAGTCTCCGCTAAAGAAGCCAGCAGGGACGCTAAGCCCTCCTCATCGCCCCAAGAGGATGTCTCTGTACCGTGGAGGAACGTGATGCCCTTACCGCGTCCTAGACCGCCTTTGGCGCGTGTACCGGCTACTTGGTAGAAGAGGCGGCTACGGTTCTTTAAGACCATCTGATTGCGGTTATGGCTCATCAGAGGAATCTTGTATTGCTTGGGTAGCCCATCCATATACATGGCTAGGGTGCTACGAAACTGCTCCCGGTTTTCTTCTGTGTCGGTAGTGAGCGTGCCTTGCATACCGGCATGGATAAAGTGCCAGTAGAGATCTAGGGCTAGGCTAATGGTAGTAATCCCTAACTGCCTACCTTTCAGCACGACAAAGAAGTGCTTGTCTTCAGCCAAGCCTCTGGCAACCTCATCCATGACGTAGGTCTGGGTACCGAGCAGTTGCTGCCCGAGTACCAGCATCCCTTTTTCTTTACTCTCTATCTTGAGGTGTTTGCAGAAGAGATAGAACTTCTGACGGTCAAAGTTCATTTGCCAAACTTATAAGTGACCTCATTAGCCCAGGGGCGGGTAGGATTTAACTCAATCATGCGATTGCTTAGTGCCTTAAAGTTATTGCCACCCATATTGCCTAAACCGTCTTTAGAGAGTCTGTAGTTCATCGTAGCCTTACCCGTACAGCCACCCTTGAACTTTGCCTCTACGATGGCCCTAAGCACCACCCTGTCCATCCACTTCTGGTGCTGCCAGAAGGGTGCCATCTTCTGAGCAATGTCCGTCCTCATGGCTAGGCAAGAGGTATCCACATGGTATTGGCCTGCATGGTTCTTGAGTAACCCCAAGGACTCACACTCATCAGCGCAAGCAAAAGAACCGTCATCCTCGACAATGTTGCGTAGCGAGCAAGTCCAGTCTAGGTTGTGCTTCTCCATAAGACCCACCACCGTCTCGACATGATCTTCCTCGTACCAGTTATCGTCATCTAGGAAAAGGATTACGTCTTCGGTAATCATGTAGGAGGCCATTGCATTGATACGGGAGCAGGTATACATATTCTTCCCCGTATTGTTTGGCAAGGGGATGATTGTCGTGTTCTCAGCCAGATTGGACTGTTCTATGACATTCCTAGCCCTTTCTTCCACCTCTGGGCCGTCTATAAAGATGTAATGCCTAGCAGGTCTTGTCTGCCGAGCCACACTCTCTATAGCCTCCATAAGACAGTCTCTGCCGATGGTACTCGTCACTACAGCGGGTAGGAGTCTCATGTCAGTACCCCATACTGTGTAACCCGTCTAGGAGCGTCTACACGCTCTTCAGGATTCAGGTATATGACCTTCCTCTTCTTAATCTTCTGGGACTTCTCAGCCAAATCTCTATTCGTCTCTGTGAAAACATCTACTTCTTCGTAGTCCTTATATGGTTTCTGCTTGGCAGGTACTCCGCAACCTGGGCAGAACCTCTCTACCTGACTCCTCATCTGTAGGAGGTGCTTCTTCCACCAGCCATCCTCTATCGGATAGCCATAGTCTGTACCCCTAGCCAGATCGAATGACGCTGCCACCTCACAGAAGTAGTACCTCAGTTCCCCCTTGTTCTGCACGATGGATGCCGACCATTCCCTATTGATGTCGCATTGACTAATCTTCATCCACATCTCTGGCTCTGGATAAAGATCTTTAACAGCGGTCAGCAGGGGCGCATGGTCTGCATACTCCACATAGTTCCAAACAATGTTCTCCTCATCGTCTGCCTTCATCTTCTCAGCCAAATCCGTAAGCTGCTCTCCCGCCTTCTTCTCCCCATGCGCGTTTAGGTTGTAAACCCCAAACGTCTCTTCTATGACTTTCCTGTGCTTAAAGTAATTATTCGTCCACAACCCCCTCTGCTGCTTACAAGGCACCTCTTCTCTAAATATCTCGCACAACTCCTCAAAGTTCCTGTGCATACAGGGATTGCCACCAATCATTGCCACAATCCCTCGATACCCTCTTAGGCTTCTAAGCGCCGTCCTAAAGTTCTCAGGAGTCATCTCCCAGAACCCCTCTTGGTTCTCCAACAACCGGGTGCAGTTAGAACAGGCCAGATCACACTTATTGGTCACATCCACACAGATGATCCCCATCTGATGCGGACTCCTCATCGTATACATCGCATATTCAGCATTCATATCCACCCCCTCGCCTTCATCTCTATCGTCAATTCCTTCAACACACGCTGAAAGAAATCCCAGTCCTGATGATCCTTATCCATCCTCTTATAAAACCAATACGACTCCTTGCAATACTGCTCCCCAATCTTCAACGCACACTCCACCACCTGCCTCACCCTCCAATCCAACCCACCCAACTTCAACTTACCCTCCACACCCTAATACCCTCCCCCTCCTTACGGCAAACATATACACGCCCTAACCTCCTACCCTTTACCCTGTTGTAGTTACATAACAAGTTCATGTTCCCATCTGGCACATAGAAACTCTCTCCCACCTGCATTAACTCATACGGGTACTCATGCTTCACCCTCACCCTCGGTAACTCTATCCCACTCTCTATCTCATACATAACACTTCCCTCCTTTGAACGTAGTGTAGATCAAAAAGGGAAATACCCGTTTTCTTTTGGGGCGGGGAGCGGGATAGGGCGCGCAAACCGAGGGGGTGCCTGCCCAATTGATAGACCACACATACACGACATCACGGCTTCCAGATCAGACCATGCCCGTAAAGGCACTCTATGCGGCGTATAAGGCGATGGTGTTTTCTCCCTACCTTACCCATTGCCGATGACCCATGAGGGGCAGGAATATCCATCTACGCGGGGAGAGATAGATACCAATCTCCATATATCTATCCCTTCGCTCTTATGCTCTCCCCTATCTAAGAGAGAACACCTATATATAGGTAGGTTCTACGTCATAAGAGTTACCTATATAGGTAGGTTCTACGACATAGGTTCTACTTATATAGGTAGGTTCTACGCGTATAGGAAGAACCTATAGACTTAGAGTATTCGATTAAAAAATATTCGTAGATACGGGGAACACGTTAGCGTGAACATACTCTATAGTTATGTACGTCGTATCCTAATCAATCCTATAGGGGAACACCATGCTAGACATTGCACAGCTCATCACAGACAGCATCATTGCCGAACTAGAAAAAGGCGCTACGCCTTGGGTTAAACCTTGGAAAACGCTACGCGGCACTC